GAGTGTTGATTCCCTTTTCCAAGAGTGTGGTTAATGTGGTTTCTGGTTTGAAGGAGCGCGTCTATTATTTGAATCCTGACGGCGACCAGAAACCACCCTGTCAGCGCAATGGGGCGGACTTCGCGCCACTGGTTTCTAGGTTGGTGAGTGAGATAGGCAATTGCAACCGGTTGACCGGGGATGAGTTCATCATCTCGAGGAACGGCTCCAAGCGCCTGTTATACACACTAGCCAGAACCAGGTTGGGCACGGAGCCTGCCACATTGGCCCAATTGGCACAATTGGGTTTTTTCACTAAGTATGAAAATACAGTGTGGGATAAGCAACAGGTTCCTAGGATCATTTCACCACGTGATCCTCGGTTTAACTACCTCTTGGGCAGGTACACATCCTCCATCGAGCACGCCGTGTTTGGTGCGCTTGCCGAGTTGGTCGGCAGCGATCATGTCATTGCCAAAGGCATGACACAGCAGCGTAAGGCTGAGCTCATAGCCAGCAAGTTGCGGCCTGGTTGGGTTTGTGTCGGTTTGGATGCGAGTAGATTTGATCAGACCATCGGCAAGGAATTGCTGAAGGTTGAACATTCGCTTTACACCGGCTTGTTTCCCGGCGATAGGTTGCTGCCAGCCTTGCTGCGGTGTCAACTTTCAAATTATGGTGTTGGTCGCTGTAGGGACGGCGCTGTCGCTGCCAATATTGGCGCGATGCGTTGTTCCGGCGATCAGAACACAAGCCTTGGCAATTGCATTATTTCATTGTTGCTGTGCGTGCTATTTTGCAAGGAGATGGGCGTTGGCAGCTTTGACGTGTTGTGCGATGGGGATGATTTGTTGTTGTTTGTACCTGCATGCGACTTGCCTTTGTTGGGCGGCCTCGCTGAGTGGTATCTCCGCTGGGGTATGCGGATGAAGGTTGAGGCCCCTGCTCGTGTGCCTGAGCAGGTTGAGTTTTGTCAGAGCAGGCCCGTTTGGGGGCCTGGTGGATGGGTGTTGGTACGCAACCCCTCCAAGGTTTTCACCACTGATTTCGCTGGCGGTTCCAGGCTTGAGCGTTTGGCGGATTATGAGGTCCACCTTCGCTCGGTTGGCATCTGCGGAATGTCCATGGCGGCTGGCATTCCATTGTTACAGGCTTATTATCAGTGGGCCGTGAAACATGGCAAAACCGGCAAGTTTGATTATAGGGAACTTGGTGGAGTTGGGTGGCAGTACAGGATACAGACCGCTGCTGGTCACGGAGTGGCGGCTGTGCCTGTGTCTGTGGAGACGCGTTTAAGCTTTGCACTGGCTTTTGGCGTCGATATGCATGAGCAGGTAGATATAGAGGACGCCATATCCAACATGGCGTGGGGCCGCCTCCTCGATTCTTCGAGTCATTATAACGTATATCCCCATACATTGTTTCAGGAGCAAAATGCCCGGTAAAAAATTGAACAAAAATGTTAAGCCTAGGAAGGGCCGGAAGGCCCAGAGGCAATCTAAAATTAATAATTATTATGTCAGAGAAATGTTAGATTATGACAAGATGCTCAGGGATCCCTGTGCGTCTAATATGGCGTACCCCCCTTATGGTGGTACCGACACTGGATATCTTGTGCGCATCACCGAGCAGATCATTCCCCCTGCCGGTGCGGGCACCGGCCTGGTTGTAGGCAACACATTCCCTATGAACATATATTGTCAGATAGTTCCGAAGAACTTTCCTGCCTACCTCATAGGAAGTGCCGCGAGCGCCAATCCCAGTGTTGCTGCCGTAGCCAACGGGGGAATATTTTTGAATCAGAGCATTGTTAGGTCGTACAGGCCTGTCGCAGCCTGTTTGAAGTGGGTTCCCACCGGACCCATGTTGGCTCGGCAAGGCGTAGTGGGGGTTGGGTATTCTACATCTCCACCTA